ATAGTCATATTTTTTTTAAAAGTATTTATAATGAATGCGATTTTAAAGCAAAATGTCGGATATTAGAGGAAATGAAGGAATAAACTTTTTAGGAAAAAGGGGTGTTAATGCTGCTGATCCTATTCATGATAAAGATGTAGTTAATTTACGATCTTTAAGAAATAGGTTATCATATCTTTCTGGTGCCACTTTATCGGGTGTATCTATAGTCAATATAGGTCAAGGATACCCTGTATATGCCGGTCAAAATGTTTTTAACTATCAATTCAGAAGCTTTTCTGCTTTTGGTCCTAATCTGTTGTTGTATACAGGAGACACTATAACTTATGCATTAAATAACAATCTCTTAATATCTGGATTAACAGCATCGACAATAACTGCAGGCACTATTGATGCAAGTCAATATTTAAGTGCTGGTACTCCTATTGAATTTTATCTTAGAGAAAAGCTATGGTGTGGTTCTACAGGAAACCAAAGTATAATTAGAAATAACTATACAAATAATCTTGCTTCTGGAAATTTTTCAATAATAGCCGGTGCATATAGTGATAATTTTGGAGATTTTTCTGCAATAGGAGGAGGTTCTGGTAATACTATATATAAAAAATATTCTTTTATAGGGGGGGGATTATTAAATTATTCTTCTGGTATTAGCAGTACAATTGTTGGTGGTTCTCATAATAAGACTTTTGGTCAACATTCTTTTATAGGTGGCGGGTTTGGAAATTATAATTATAAAAATTTTGGTTTTGTAGGAGGTGGCTTTGGAAATATTCAATATGGTAATTTTGGAGTGTCTGTCGGCGGAAATTCAAATTCCGGATTATCTGATTACACCGTAATTGTTGGAGGTTCTTCTAATGCTGTTTATAGCGGATTTTCAGTTCAGGTCGGCGGATACAAAAATATTTCAAAAGCCCAATTTTCATCTGGCATAAATGGTCTTGAGAATAAAAATTATCAATCATTTTCAACTGTCATTAATGGTTCTGGTAATACCATCATAGGAACAGGTAAGTATGCAACTGTTTTAAATGGTATTAATAATATTGTTAATACTTCTGGAAATCATAATATTATTGCTGGCAATAGTAACGTTATATATAATATTAATATTAACTTACCTGGTAAATATAATACAATTTTAAATGGCAGAAACAATTTAATATATAACAGTTCTTATTATGCAAGTATTTTAAATGGCACAAACAATCAAGTTAGAAATGGTTCTATATTAAGCACGGTGATCGGATCTAATACAAGTGTCATAGATTCTTCTTTAGCCTCTTTTATTATTGGTGGTTTTTATAATTATTTAAAAGGTAATTATAGTTCTATTATTGGTGGTTTCGGTTTAAACTTGTTTGCAAACAATACGACTGCAGTTCCTTATTTAAGAATTACTAATACGCCTTATGGTGGCTCATATATGCTTACTGTTGATCCATCTGGTTATGTTTTTAAACAAGGAATACCCAGCGGTGGAGCTGGAGGCGGAAATGTATCTGGTGCTACAAACATAGGAGGAACACACGGAATTTATGCTAACCAAGTATTAAACAGGCTTAGATTTAAATCTTTGTCTGGAGGAAGTAATATAATGATTACATCCTCTTCTACAGAAAATGCCATATCTCTTTCGGCTGATGTCTCTGTTAGATCGTTATTTGTTTCTGGAAATACCATTTTAAGTTCAATGACAGCATCAACGGCTATGATTTTGTCTCTTTCTGGAAGTGGAACACAGATGGTGGTTACGGATAATGATGGTAATCTTTCTATACAATCAATTCCTGCAGGGGGAGGAACTATAACCGGAGCTGTAAATACAGGTGCAACTCACGGAATTTATGCCGGACTAAGTGGAAGTTCTGTTTTAGTATTCAAATCTCTATCAGGAAGGCCGAGTATTATAATTACATCTTCTTTGACTGAAAATGCAATTTCTGTTGCTCCTAATTTAGTTTTGAATTCATTGACTGCTTCTACAATATCAGGTACAAGTATAAGTGGCAATACTTTATTTTCTGGAAGTACAGATTTGTCTTTTTATTTTAAATATTTGTGGACATCTTCTACTGGTTCTAATTCAATAATAGCAAATAACAATACCCAAAATCTTGGATCTGGTTCTTTTGCATTAATTGCGGGAAGATCAAATACTGGAGTTAGTACATATTCTTTTGTTGCTAATGGAAAAACAAATTTGTCTAATAGTTTATATTCTGTTGTTGTTAATGGTTTATCAAATACTGCTCTGACAAAATGGAGCACTGTTATAAACGGAAACCAAAACATAGCAAGTGGAATAACTTCTTTTGTTGGTGGTGGTTATTATAATAAAGCTTATGGTTTGGGAAGCTTTATTGGATCTGGACAAGGAAATAAAACAAAGAATAATAGAGGTGCTATTGTTGCTGGAGTAAATAATTCTGCTTATACAATCTATTCTTTTGTTGGTGCTGGAAGTTCTAATCTAGTTCTTGGTCAAAGGAGTTCTGTTTTGGGAGGTATTAACAATTCGGTTTCTTCCCAAGATTCAAATATCGGAGGCGGAAATTTAAATTTTTTATCATCCAGTACAAATTTTAGCTCGGTTTTGGGTGGACAATTAAATCAAATATTTGGCGGAACACATAGTAATATTTTGGGTGGTCTAGCTAATATTATTCTACATACAAGTAGTTATGCTAATAGTATTGTCAATGGCATAAATAATAGGATATGTGGTGCAACAAATTCTTTTATTTCTATACTTAATGGCAACAGAAATTCTTCTTGTGCTAGTAATTATATATCTATTTTAAATGGAAACGATAACATAGCAACAGGATCTACAAGGTGGACTACTATATTAAATGGAGGATTTAATAATGCGATAAACTCAAGTTATTCTTTAATTTTAGGAACAATTCATACCGCAAGAACCGGCAGTCATATTTTAATAATTGGCGGAGTCAGAATGAGTGGTTCTGGAAACTTTTCAACTTCCATAAACTCATCTGATGGTATTGTTTCTGGTTCAAGAAGTCTTTTGGTTGGCTCGAATTATAGTCATATTCATTCGACTTATTCATTTGGTATGGGTTTTAGAAATACTGCTGAAACAGGAAGCCATAACTTTGTTTTTGGAAACAGAAACGTTTCCTTGGGAGGAAGCAATATTTTGCTCGGTGGTATAAGAAACTCTGCTGTAACAGCGAATTCTATTATTATTGGCGGCGAAGATAGTTTTAATAATGGCAACGCTTCAATAATTTTAGGAGGAACATTCCATCATACAACAGGACAGAGAGCTCTTGTGGGAGGATTCACAAGTAATAGTGCTACTACGATAGGAGGGGTTGTTATAGGGGGTCGTCAAAATTCTGTTATTAATAACTCTACATATGGTTTTATTGCTACTGGTTCCGGCAATACAATATCTCGTATAACAAACGGTTTTATAGGAGGCGGTAGAAGTAATTATATTAGACCCGTTAATGTTAGTATAGGTGCATCTATCATAAACGGTATTAATAATTACATAACAGGAGTATATTCAAGATATTCTATTTTAGGGAATGGTAAAGCAAATAAGGTTTCTGGGTCTTATAATTCTTTAATAAACGGTTTTGAAAATATTATTTCAGGCATAACAGATGGATTTGCTTTTATAGGATCTGGAAGAAGAAATAGAATACAACAGAGAAATGGCTATAATGCTATGGGAACTATAATAAATGGTTCTGGCAACACATTAGGCTCCTATGGTGGTGCTGCTGATATTTCTTCTAGTTTTATAGGAAACGGTATAAGCAACTATTCTAATTTTAAATATTCATTCATTGGAACCGGAAAAAATTTATCTGGAATCAATGCTGCTTATACTGTTACCTTGAATGGTGTTAGAAACATATCCAGACAAAAATACTCATCTATTATAAATGGCTTTTCTAACACCGGAGTTTCTTTTTTTGGCACTGTAATAAATGGAAAACAAAATATAGTAACTGGTAATTATGGTTTAGTATTTGGTTCTGGAAATACTGCCCAAGGAAACTATTCTTTTGTATTTGGTCAAAATAATAGAGTAAATGGTTCTGCATCTTCTATTTTGGCGGGTAGGAATTATACATTAACAGCAAGTAATACTGCTTTGGTAGGAGGTCTTGTTATTAAAAATGCACCTTTGGGTGGAACATATTTATTAACAATTTCTCCTTCAGGATATGTTTATAAAACAACAGGAAGCTTTGGATCATCTTTTGTAGGGAATATAAGTGGAGCTACCAACTTAGGTGTTTCGCCATCTGTTGGTTTTTATTCAAATCAATCTTTAAATAGACTTAACTTTAAAAGTTTAGGATCAGGATCAAACATATTGATTACATCAAGCGCAACGATAAACACCGTTGCGTTAGCTCCTAATATTTCAGTAACAACCTTGACTGCCAGCACCTTGAGTGCTACTACTATTTCTGGTGCTACCATAATTTCGGGAACAACTAATTTATATAATATATTTGCTCCGTTTGGTTCTATCGCCGGAAGTCAGACTATTATAAGGAATGGATTAAATACTTATACAGGAGGAAGTTCAGGAGATTATACGGTCAATGTTTCTGCTTTGACAATTAACACGCTGAATGCGAGTGGAAATTCTGTTTTCACCGGAACGCTTTCTGGTGGAAGTTCGTTTTCAGCAAACACAATATTTTCAGGAACAAGCAATCTTGATGCTTTATTTATAACGCAGAATCAAGTAACAAATTCACAAACGTTTGTTCAGCCGGGAATAAATACTTACACAGGTGGAACTCCAACAAATCCAACAGTTAATGTTTCTGCTTTAACGATTAACACATTAATTGCAAGTGGGAATTCAATATTCACAGGAACGTTATCTGGAGGTAGTTCATTTTCTGCGAATACGTTATTTTCTGGAACAAGCAATCTTGATACGTTATTTATAACACAAAATCAATTAACAAACTCACAAACATTCGTTCAGCCAGGAACTAATATTTATACCGGAGGAACTTCAACAAGACCAACTGTTAATTTTAGTGGAGGATCAATAAATGATTTAAATATAAGTGGACAATCAAATGTTAATGTTTTATCAGCAACAACACTTAGTGCTTCTTCTGTTTTTATAGAAGGTTTTTATCAGCAAACAAAAACAGCATTCTTATCAGATGCTTTTAGTACAACAAGCGGTTCTTTAACTGATGTAACTGGTCTTGCTTTTTCGGTTGGGGCATTCGAAGTTTGGCAATTTGAAATTTCTGGTCAAATGTCAGGTTCAACTGCAAATGGACAAAATCATGCACTGAGTATACCTTCCGGAGCGTTTTTAAATGCTAAATCTGTTGCAAATACAAATTCGGTTACGGCATTTAGAACAAGTGTCTTAAATGCAAATAATCAAAACACCAGCACTATCGGAACTGCAGCAAATACTTTGTTGGGCTTTGAAATTAAAGGTATAGTATCAGGATCGACTTCTGCAGGAAATGTTCAGTTTAGATTTTTCTCTAATACAGCAGGAAACACATCAACTATTCAAAAGGGAACATATTTATTAGCAAACAGAATATCATAAATGTCAATATCTATAGCGGATTTTTCCAGACATATCGAAATAACAAAACAGGGTAATTTAAATATTATTCCAAAGACGAGTGCAAGTGTCTATTCAAGCAATAATGATGTTGGTATTAATTATTTCAGCAGCGGTTATAGTCCAACTCAAGAAATATTAATATTATCTGTAACTGCAATAACAAGTCATACATTCACAAACGCTTTTCAAGCTGCAGATTTTATACAAAGCCTTATCAACAGAAACCAAATATTTCAAGATGCATATTTGTATTTTAGTGGAATAACAGTTACAGGATTAACAACTTCTATTTTTAATGGTTTGAGTGCTTCTACTTTTAGTGCAGGAACTATTTATTCTGGTTCTACGAATTTAAATCAATTATTATCTTCTTCTAATCAATCTTCTTTTGAAGTAAGGTCAGGAACCAATACTTATACAGGCGGAACATCAAATAGTCCATCTATCAATGTCTCTGCTTTAACAATTAACACATTAACTGCAAGCGGAAGCTCTTTATTTGCCTCTGGTTTGAGTGCGACAACTGCAAACACTTCTTTTTTTAAAGTGAACACTCTTTCTGGAAGCTCAACAAATCCTGAACGAGTAATTATATATGATGAACAACCTAATTCATTTTCTAATGTTGTCTATGGTATATCATCTGCTTTGACTTATGCACAATTAAACATAAGAAACATTCATGGTGGCAATCAGGCGAGCTCTGATATTGTTGCTACTGCAAACAATGGAAATGAGAGTATAAATTATATTGACGTAGGAATTAACTCATCGAATTTTTCTGGTTATTTTGGTTCCTCTAATGATGCATATATATATTCTACTGGAAATGATTTGTTGTTTGGAAATGTTACTCCTGGAAAAAGCATTAAGTTTATAACAGATGGAACAGGAAACACAAATGTTCGTTTAACAATTAATTCTGGTTTCACAACTATTTCTAATTTATCTGCAACAACCTTAACGGCCAACACAATATTTTCAGGAACAACGAATTTGGTCAATTTGTTTCCTCAAGATATTTCTGCAAATAGAATCAAGGGTTCAACAGCAAACAGATACCACACTTCAACAAATGTGGGTTATGCTACAACTAACCAGGCTGTTACTAATGGGCGTTTGGTATTCTGTCCTTTCTTGGTTGGTGAGCAGATTACTTTAGACAGGATAGGTGTTTCGTTGGCTGCGAGTTCAACGACCACATCCAATGTGATAAGACTTGGTATATATAATTGTGATGCTAATCATATACCTTCTACTTTATTATTAGATGCCGGAACGGTTACTGCATCGGCAACCACGAACTTGATAACCATTTCTATTTCTCAGCAATTAAATCCTGGTTTATACTACTTGGCAATGTTGGCTGATTATACTGTTGCATCTGCTATTAGGGGCATACCAACAACAGCATTCCAAAATCCATTAGGTTGGTCATCGAACCCAACATTAGGTATTACCGGTTATTATTATAATGATGTTGGATATGGTGCGTTGCCTTCATCTGCAGGATCATTAACAACATCAACATTGGCTATCCCCGCAATATTTGTTCGGATAGCTTAAAAATAAAACATTAAACATTAAATATATATAAACGTTATGAGTTGGAACAGAACATATAAAAAAGAAATAATTGATGGCCAGGAAGTCATGGTATTGGTTGAAGAGGAATGGGTAGAAGACCCAATTCCGACACAGCCCACTGTTGAAGAACTGCAGGTTAAGGTTCAAGAGTTAGAAACTCAGATTAATGAGATAAAACAGCAAATAGAAAATTTTGACAATATTTAATATTAAATGTTAATAAAAACAGGAACAACGGTCAATGAATTAGTTTTATCTTTTGATACAAACAACAATCCCGTTTTGGCCAGTAGTTTTACTTCTTTTTTTTATATTAATGGAATTTTGACAAATTCCATATTTCCTTCTATAAACTTAGTTAACATAACTGCTGCGACATATTCTGTTTCTTGGTCTGCTTCAACATATGGTTTTCATCAGTTGCATTTAAAGAACGACACAACAAGTGTATTGTATGTTAGTGACATATATAGTGTGAGACCAGACAACGAAGTTGATCCAAGTCCTACAATATATGTGGGATTGTAATTTAATTATTTATTTTTTTTAATATTTATTAGAATTTGATATTCTATGACAAAGCAAGAATTAGATGAATATGTCAGATGTGCAAAAGATCCTGTATATTTTTTGAACACATATGGTTATGTTTATGATGTAAAAAAAAAGCAAATAGACAGATTAACCTGTTTTCCATATCAGGAAGATATGGTTGTAAAGTTTAATAAAAATCAAAACAATATTGTTTTAAAATCTCGACAACTTGGACTTTCTGTTATAACGGCAGGTTTTGTTGTTTGGACTTTATTATTTAAGATAGATCAAAGAATTTTGATTGTTGCCAACGATGGTGCTGCTGCTGTTAGATTTTTAAGTACCGTAAAACAGTTTATGGATTATTTGCCAAAATTCTTTTATAATCCAGATAAGGATTCTGATAAAAATAATGAAAAATTTCTTAGTTTAAAGAATGGTAATTGGGTAAAAGCTGTTGCTAGTAGTAAGCAGGCAGGTCGTGGTGAGGCTTTGACTATGTTAATTTTAGACGAGGTTGCATTTATAGAAAACGCAGACGATATATGGATGGGGGCTGGTCTTGCCTTAACAGCAACGAAGGGTAAATGTATTATGATTTCAACTCCGTATGGAACGGGTAATTTATATCACAGAACTTGGGTGGCTTCTCAACAAAATGAAAATTCTTTTGTGGGAACAACAATTCATTGGACAGAGCACCCAATTTATTCTGTTGGTAAAGAAATAAGAAAGGATGAGTATGGAAGAAGTTATTGGTGGAGTCCTTGGTATGAAAAAGAATGTGAAAGATTTAATTATGATAGAATTAAAATAGCCCAGGAATTAGATTTGTCATTTGAGGGTTCGAGAGCACTCGTTATTGATTCTGGAATTCTTAATGAAATAGAAAAGGATGTAATATCCAAACCTGGTCCTGTTTGTTATTATGATTATACAAATGAAGAAAGTGGTTTTGTTAATGATATTAAGACTTCGTTCTGGGTTTGGCAAAAACCAAATCCTGAAAGCAATTTCATTTTGTCTGCAGATGTTGGCAGAGGAGATGGAAGTGATTTTTCTACAATACAAATAATTGATGCAAATGAGTTAGTTCAGGTTGCAGAATATCAAGGTAAAATTCCTCCAGATTTATTTGCTCACATGATTTATAAAGTTGCTAAGGAATATAATAATGCCTATGTTGTAATTGAGGCAAACAGCTTTGGTTTAGCAACTTGTTTAGTTTTAAAAAACCAGTTAAAATACAATGCAGATAGAATTTATCATAGCAAATCTGTAAAAAAGATGATAAATCATCATTTTAATTTAAGTGTTGATGAAAATGGAGAAATACCCGGATTCCAAACGACAATAACAACCAGACCATTAATTATAGCTTCTTTAATTACATATATGCGTGAACGAAAAATTTCTATCAATTCAAAGAGGCTAGTTGAAGAATTTAAGACTTTTATTTATAACGGACAAAAAGCGGAACACGCACCTGGTTATCACGATGACTTGATTATCTCTTTGGCTATAGCTTTGTATATAAGAGATACGGAGTTTGCCAATGTTTTTGTAAAAAAAGATTTTTATAAAGCTATGCTGGATTCATTCAGTCATCAGAGTTCAAGTGAAAGACACCCAATGAACTCAGCTTTTTTGAAGATTGGAAATAATAATAAAGTTTCAAATGATGATGATGATTTGGGTTGGTTATTAAAATAAACCAACTGTTTACTATTTATTAAAAAAACATTTAATTTATAAATAATTTACAATTATGGTTGAACAAGAAAAACCGAAAACTATATTTTATAGTCTTTCTCAGCTTTTTAGGGGTAATCAAAAAGATATTCCTAATCAATTATCTCAAAATAGAGAAGTTTTAGGTAATGATCCTTACTCAGACAATAATATACAGCAAAAACAGCAAATGTTTGCTGACTTTCAGTCACTAAAGGTGGCTCAAGATTTATATTCTCGTTCTATGTACTACGATTCCGACAGAATTGGTGCATATAATGATTATAGGGCTATGGATCAGTCTCCTGAAATATCTGTTGCTCTTGATATAATGTCTGATGAATGTGTTTCGAGAAACGATAAAGGAGAAATATTAACAATTTATAGCGAAAACTCTAGAATAAAAAGAATTTTAAATGATTTGTTTCATCAGACTTTAAATGTTAATTATAATTTATGGTTTTGGATTAGAACTCTATTAAAATATGGAGATAATTTTTTAAAACTAGAGATAGATCAGGAGTTAGGCGTATATAATATAGTACAGTTGCCAACCGGAGAAATTCATAAAGAAGTTGGATATGATGGAAATACTTCTTCGGTTAGGTTTAAGTGGGATTCAACTAATATGTATTTTGAAGATTTTCAAATTGCACATTTTAGTTTAGTTTCTGATGGCGAAAAAATGCCATATGGAAGATCTGTTTTAGATCCTGTAAGAAAGTTGTGGAAACAACTTCAGTTGGCAGAGGATGCATTATTGGTATATCGTTTAGTTCGTGCCCCTGAGCGTAGGATGTTTTTTATTGATGTTGGTAATACGGATACTCTTGATGTAAGGCAGTATATTGAAAAAATGAAGGCTGAATTAAAAAAGAGCCAGGTTGTTGATTCTCAGGGAAGAATTAATATGAAATTTAATTTAATAACATTTGAAGAAGATTATTTTATCCCTGTAAGGGGAGATAAAACCGGAACAAAAGTAGAAACTTTGCCAGGAGCAAGTAATTTGGGAGATATTGCAGATATTGAATATCTTCAAAATAAATTATTTACTGGAATTAAAGTTCCAAAAACTTACCTAAACTACGCTCAATCTTTGCCGGGAGGTTCTACTTTATCTCAAGCAGATTTAAGATTTGCAAGAACTATTAATCGTTTCCAGGAAGCAGTTGTTCTTGAATTAAGAAGCATTGCAAATATTCATCTAAAAGTTCTTGGTTTTGATGATGATATAAACAATTTTACATTAACATTAACAAACCCAAGTACTCAACAAGAATTGCTTAAGTTAGAAACTATGAGGGCAAGGCTTGATATATTTAAAGAAATGTTTTCTAGCGATGCTACCGCTCCAGTATCATATACTTGGGGTATGGAAAATATCCTTGGATTTTCCAAGTCCGAGATTAAACAAATTTTGAGACAGAAGAAAATTGAAAGAAAAATGTTCTACGAAATTGAAAGGGCTCATGAAGAATATATGGATACTGGAATTTTTACTGAGTTGGATAAAAAATTCAGGAAACCAGATTTTGATCCTAATACACAAATTGACACTGGCGGAGAAAATGATTCTGTTGATTCTGCAGGGGGTGGTGGTTTTGGAGGATTTGGAGGTGGAAGTTCTTTTGGTTTAGGAGACACTGACAATTCGGGATTGGACAGTTTAGACACAGATGATACTGGAGGTGAAACAGGAGATGTAGAAACAACTTCTAATGAGCCAGAGTCTTCTGATCAGGAAACTGCAGATAATCTAAGTGAAAACTTGTTGGTGAAAAAAAATAAAAATTTTGATGTTAAGACAAAAAAAATTTTAGAAGGAATTAATAATTTTTTAACAAAAATAAAAAATGATAAAAAGTAAAAATAATCCGGTTTTCTTTGACGAATTTGAAATTGATTCTCAATTTCAAGAATTGAAGAAAAAAGTAAATAAAATGGAGCAGGATATATATAAGTTTATAAGTCCAACAAAAAACAAGCAAGCAGCTAAAAGAGCCAGAAAAAGTCTTGGAGAAATACGAAAAATAGCTTCTGAACTAAGAAAGTCAATTAGTAAGCAGAATGCTCATAACAACAGCGAATATTAAAAAATAAGATAAAATGGAAATTAAAAACGAAAGTCTTAATAATCTTGAAGATATTGAAAGAAAACCAAACGAAAACCAGACATATTTCAATATGGGTTCTACAGAAACTGGTTCTATTGAAATAGATTTGGTTTCTTTTAGGCAAAAAAATCAAGAAGCTAAATATTTAACAATTTCAATAAAAAGCCCCAATAGCAATGATGAAACATCATTTGCAATTGATAATGAAGATGCTTTTATGGCTCTAAAGAATTTTTTTAAACAACTTGACTGGAATGTTTAAACAAAATAACTATTTATTATAGTAAAAATTATTTAAAATGAAAATTGTAAGAAAAATTAAATTTAAGAGAGCTAAAGAATTGTCCGGCTTTAAAAAAATAGAAAATAAATTTTTGATTTGGAAAAATGACTCAACTTTAATAAAAAACATATCTGATTTAAATTTTTTTTTGGTTTTAGATTTTGTGTCTTACTTAGAAAAAAAACTGGATTTAAACAAAATATTTACACAATCATCTTCTAAAAATAATAACTTTATTGTTGATTTTGATGCATTTATAAGAGAGCAACAAAAGTTGAAAAACCATATAAATAAAACTAGAAACAAGAATCCTGATTTTTTTCAAAAAATAGATTTTTTAAATGAAGTGAAAGGTTGTTATTTAGTTGCTTCTACAATTAAAAACCTAAAGCAAATTGAATTGTTAAATTTGAGTAGTAAGAATAATTCTAACTCTATTTTTGTGAAATTGGATTTTAAAAAACTACCAATAGAATTTGAAAAAATGTGCATAGCCTTTAATAAAAAACAGGCCTCTTTTTTTGAAAAAGAAAATTTGGAGTTAGAAAATTTTATAAAATTTGACATCACGGATCAAAACCTGGACATTCAAAAATCATTAAACATTATTAGCAATAACATTTGCGATATGATAAATCAATCTTTTGGTTCTTCGTCAAATACAATTCAAATCGCCGCAGAAAACAAGATTAGCGAGATTCAAAATTTAGATTTTTTAAAATCCATGCTATCGTATGCTGAAGACACAGAAAACTATGAGTTGTGCATAAAAATAAGAGATAGAATTTTGGAACTGCAATCTGCGTAGTAACTTTTTTTTAAACTTGTCGTTCATAAGTCAAACAGAAATAAAACAGAATATTTTATGAGACAGTTAAAGATCACGAAACAAATTACGAATCGTACACCATCGGTCGAAAGATATTTTAGGGAAATAGAACAGGAGCCAATGATAAATCAAGAACAAGAGATTGAGCTGGCTAAACGAATTAAATTAGGAGATAAGATAGCGGAAGCAAAATTGATTAAAGCCAATTTGAGATTCGTGGTATCTGTTGCAAAAAAATATGCAAGAGCAGATGTTCAACTTGAAGATTTAATTAATGAGGGTAATATCGGTCTTATCAAGGCTGCTCAGCGTTTTGATGAGACCAGGGGATTTAAATTTATTTCATATGCTGTATGGTGGATTAGACAAAGTATTTTAGAGGCATATCCAGTTCATTATCGTTCGGTAAGGGTTCCCTTAAATGTTCAGGCTTCTTATGATAAAATAAGAAAGTGGTCAACAGAGTTTGAACAAAAAAACGAGAGAGAGCCATCAGTTATGGAAATATGTGAGCAATTTGATATTGAAAATTCATCATTAAATAAGATGGTATCTCATTTTAATGGTGAACATTCTTTGGATAGTAAGGTCAGAGATGATGATGAAGGGACTTTTGCCGATCTTTTGTCTTCTGGCAACATTGATGTTTATGATTCTATTGAAAAAGAAAATATGTCAGCCATATTAGAAACTGCTATGGACACTTGTTTGAGTCATATGGAAAAAGAAATATTATGTTTATCGTTTGGAATTGGAATTGAAAGAAGAGAGGGATTAACTAATGAGGAAATAGGAAACAAATTTATGTTGACCGGAGAAAGAATTCGACAAATAAAAGAAAAAGCTTTACGTAAAATTAGAAATAGTTCAAGATGTAAAAGATTGTTTCGAGAAATTTAAAAAAAAACCTCTTTTGAGGTTTTTTTTATATATAAAAATTATAATTTATAATAAAATTTTGAAAAATTAAAAATATAAATTATATTTGCATTAAAATATATTTAATGAAGCAATTAAAGATTCAGAAATTAATAACTCAAAGGAACAGTGATAGTATAGGATCTTATTTTTCTGACATATCTAAAATTCCTTTAATTTCTGCGCAGGAAGAGTATGAATTATTTGAAAATATTCTCAAAGGAGACCAGTTGGCTTTTAATAAGGTGATAAATAGCAATTTGAGGTTTGTTATAAGTGTTGCTAAACAATATCAAAATCAAGGTTTGGGATTGGAAGATTTAATATCAGAAGGCAATATTGGTTTAATTAAGGCTGCTCAAAAGTTTGATAACAAAAAGGGATTTAAGTTTATATCTTATGCTGTATGGTGGATTAGACAATCTATTATGCAATCTATTGCAGAAAACTCAAGAACCATTCGACTTCCTAATAATCATATTAATGCTATGAATAAAATATACAAAACATCAGCATTATTAGAACAAGAATTAGAAAGGGAACCAACCATAGAAGAATTAGATAATGTTTTAAAAGATTTAGACATAAAGGTTAGAGAAAATTATATTTTAAGCAATAGTAACAAAACAATATCTCTTGATTTACCAATAAATGATAAAGAAGATACTTCTTTATATGAAGTAATAGAAAATAAGGTATCAGAATCTCCTGACGAGGTTTTTATAAAAGAATCATTTTATAGTGACATAGAAAAAGTATTAAAACGAATGCCTAACAATAGACAGAGAATTATCATTTGTATGTATTATGGTTTGATAGGTTATCAGCCTATGACTTTAGAAGAAATAGGAGAGTATTGTGGATTAACAAGAGAACGTGTTAGACAAATAAAAGAAATAGGAATTAAATATTTAAGACTAAGAAAAAACAGCAAAATCTTAAAAGAACACTTTTAATAAAATGAAAATAAAAGAAGTTAAATATTACAAAACAAAAAAGGAAATCATATTTAATGATGGATATGAAGTTCGGCCAGGAACCATAGTTCAAATGAACTTTTCAGAAGGAGAAATTCATAATGTTCAGATAAAAAACAAAAATGAAAAAAGAATATTTTGGGTTCACGATTCTGATTTGCAATTTTATAAAAATGTAAATGAAAAATGGTTAAAAGAAGAATTGGAAGAACATGATATTGATGTAAATGAAAAATGGTTAGAATATGAAAAACAAAAACTTGCCAAGTCAAAAAACAAGAGAACAAATAGCGGAAGCAAAACCAAACCAAAAGAATCTATTAAAAGAACTGCAAACAAAATTAGAATATCAATTAAGAAAGGAAAAAAAAGAATCTGAAAAGTTAAAAATTAAAAATGATTTTAATAAATTAAACAACTTTTCAAGCGGCAATATTAATTGGGTGCTAAAAAAAAATCAATTTGGTCACTACCCTGTTTGGGAAGGATATTATCAAGGTATCCATCTTTTTAATATAAATCAAAAAAAAAGTTATTATGAGTTATCATTCATCAATATGAATGAAAAGTCTTTTGAGTTTAAATTAATTCAAGAAAAGGCAGAATTATTTCTAAAGTCTTTATTTAAAAAATAACATTTACTTTTTATTTTTATTTTATAATTTAATTGAATTATGATATTGGGTCTTGATATAAGCACTTCTGTGGTTGGAATTGCAATCTTTAATGATTCTTATGATTTACAAGAATTATCTTATGTTAAATTTAAAAATGGAACAAATTTATTCTTAAAATTAAATGAGTTCATTAATGTGTTTGAAAATAAATATAAAAATTATAATATAACCAATATTCATATCGAAGAACCTTTAAAAGCTTTTAAGGGAAAATTTTCAAATGCTGAAACTATTCAAAAGTTAACTCAAATGAACGCTATGATTAGCGGTTACTTATATACAAAGTATAATGTTCAACCTTTATATTTTAATGTAAACACTGCAAGATCTGTTGTTTTTCCTGAATTAAAAATTCCAAAATCGCATCCCAACAAAAAACATTTAATATGGGAAGCAGTAATGAAAGCAGAGCCCAAAATAACTTGGTTGTATAGTCCTAAAACCCATGCTCTTGCGGATGTAAATTTTGATATGTGTGATGCCTGGGTTGCTGGTATGGCCGGAATTATTATGTTGATTAAGCAAAAAACACCTCAGACATCATAGTTTTTTATTATATTTGCTATGTGTTAGAAAACAAAAAAGAAATTGCTTTAGAAATTCTAAAAAGACTTTTAGGAAATCCAAAAAAAGATTTTCTAAGTCAAAATCAATATGAATTTAATTGCCCGTCCAAAATTTGTTCAAATGATAAAAATAAATTTAATTTAAATTTAAAATATTCTGACGATAAACCTATATTTCATTGTTTTAAATGTGGTTACCACGGTGTGTTATTTAATATTGTTTCTAAATATGGAACAAAAGATGATATAAACAAGATTTCTTTTTTATTTCCAAAAATATCTACTGAAAAATATAAAAAAAAATATTTAGAAGAAACAAATATAAATCCAACTTGCGAACTTCCTTCTGAATACATTAAATTACATGATGTAAAAAACAAAACAAATCTTTATAACAAAGCAATAAACTATTTAAAAAAAAGAAGAGTTGGTGATGAGGTAATAAAAAAATATGAATTAGGATATACCGAATCAGGAAATAGAAAATTCAGAATTATATGTCCATCAAGAAATGAAAACGGAAATATAAATTATTATGATGCAAGAAGTTTCTTTCCAAAGACGATACCTTATTTAAAACCAGATTCTCCTGAGAAATTATTATCTATTATATTCAATGAATATAATGTAAATTTTGATTTGCCAGTTTATTTAGTAGAAGGAGTTTTTGATATGTTTCCTATTTTTAACTGCATTCCTTTGTTGGGAAAGGATTTATCACCATTATTAATAAAAAAACTGGTTCAACATAAAACAAAAGTAATATTATGTCTTGATGAAGATGCCTTTGATGATACTATTAGATTGTATAATGAACTTTCTTCTTATGGATTAGATGTATATGTTGTTGAAGTTAAATATGATATAGCTAAATATTATGAATTGTATGGAAAACAAGAATTGATAAAGTTACTTATGAGTTATAAAAAACCTAATTTTAATTTCTTTTACAACAAAAAATTAAATAGTAATAAAAAGGTTTATTCAAAAAACAAAAAAAATACAGATCAGACTGAGCAAGAATTAAAGAAAATAAAAGAGGAACTTAAGGATGAACAATAACAAAATAGCGCATTTGGCCGATATACATATTAGGTTTGGAAGTAGGCACGAAGAATACAAAATTGTATTTAAAAGAGTTATAGAAGACCTAATAAAAGTTAAGCCAAGAAGAATTGTTATAGCTGGAGATTTATTTCATCAAAAAATAAATCTATCTCCTGCAGCCATTGAATTGGCTACTGAATTTTTAAGAAATTTATCAGCAATTGCTCCTGTTGATTTAATATTGGGAAACCATGATATGAACGAACAAGACCTTAATCAGGGTAACACGATTAAGCCAATTATAGATTTGATTGAAAATGGAATAATTTTAAGCAGTGATGATAAGGTTTTACCTGTTAATAATAATTTAAATAAAAATCCGATATATTTTTATCATGACAGCGGATTTTACCAAGTAGATAATGATTTGGTTTACGGAGTTTATTCTTTGTGGGATAATGAAATTTTAACTTTAGACTCTAAAGTTCCGGGCAAAAAGTATGTAGGATTATATCACGGTCCAATTTATGGATGTATGAGTGATAACGGATTTATTTTAAAGGGTGACAACTTAGTAAGGGTTTCAACATTTAATAATTTTGACATTGTGTTGCTTGGTGATATACATGAACACCAGTCTTTTTCAATTGACAATCAAGAATCAATAGCGTATTCAGGAAGTTTGATTCAACAAGATATTGGAGAATCAATAGATAAAGGTTATTTGGTTTGGGATTTAGAAACAAATACATATGAACGTAGATTTATTCCTAATGATTACGGTTTTTCAAAATTAACAATTGATAAAGGTGAGATTTGGCAAGAAAGATTAGAGGATTTGAAATTTTCCTTAAATCCTAAAAAAACCAAAGTTTTTGTTGAAATAGTGGATGATGCTGAAAACGAAAATGTTGAAAAGAAAAGTCAGATAAAAAAATATATTAAACAAAAATGGGGTTGTGATTTTATTGACATTCAGTTTAGAAAAACATTAAAAACAAAAGTTTTAGGTTTAGATGCAGAACAAATTGATTTGATCAATGAAGAGCAGTGGGAGAATTTATTAGTTGCTTATTTAAAAGAAAACGACTTCAAGGATTATGAATCTGTCATTGAACTTAGCAGAGAAGTTGAAGAAGAACTTAAGTTAAAAAAAGAATATACTTCACATTCAGAGTGGGATGTTGTTTCTATGACCACAAACAATATCTTTTCTCATCCCGCAACTCCTACTTTCTTTGATTTTGACTCGATGAGAGGAATAATAGGGATTTTTGGTCTAAATTATTCAGGAAAGTCAAATATAATTAAGGCTTTAATTTGGGGACTTTACCAGCAGGTTCTCGGAGGCGGTGTCGGAGATAATCATAAAGTGGTCAATATGTATACTGGTAAAAATTCAGCTTACGTTGAAATCATAATTAGGATTATGGAACAAGAATATAAAATTTTTAGATCCATAACGGTTTCAAAAAAGAAGGATGGAACCACAAAGGCAGAATATAAAGTTGATTTTAGTTATGCGGTTGAAGAAGGTGGGGAAAAGATATGGATTCAAGAAAGTTCTGATAGAGGAGTGAAGGAAAAGCCAGAAATCAAAAAAATGATTTTGGATGCAATCGGAACGTTCGACAACTTTACAAAAGTTTCTTTACAAACCCAGGGCGGTAAAGATGATTATTTAAGTCTTTCTCAACAAGAGAAAAATACCTTATTGCGTGAATATAATGGTTTAACTCCGTGTGATATAAGATATGATTTGGTGAACAAAAAATTTAATCAAGTAAAATCTCTTCAAAAAAATTTAGGAGACCCATCTGAGATAGAGAAAAAAATAGAAGAATCTGAAAATGCTATTAATGATTTAAAAAATAATTTAGAAAATATAAAAAAAGAAAAAATACAAGCAGATAAAGAAATTGACCTTCACAATAATGAAATTCTAAATCTTGTTCAAAAATTACATAAATTAGAAAATGTCTCAGACAATAATCCTGAAACTATACAGGCTGTTATAGAATCTAATGAAGAAAACCTAAAACGTCTCAATATTGAGATTGAAATAAAAGAGGATTGGTTAAAAGATAATTTTATTCGTGAGATACCAGCAGGACTTGAAAATCTAAATGAAGAAAATTTGAACAAATCAATTTCTTCAGAAAGAAATAAATTTCAATCCGAAAAAGAAAAATACATTTCTATACAAGAGTGGTTAAAATTGAATTTGATTAAAGAATCTTTTTCTACAGAAGAATCAGAGATTCAACTTGAAAAAGCTAAGGAGAAATTATTAATTATAAAAAATGATTTAATTATAGCAAAGGGTAAAAAGTGCCCCACTTGTGGTTCTGTGACAAAAGCTGCCGATTTAAACAAAGAACAAGAATGTATAAAAAAAATAGAACAAGCAGAATCGTTTATAATTGAAAAACAAAAGTTCATTCAAGATCAAAAAACAATAGAAAAAGAAAATCAGAAAATAATTCAGGAACAATTAAAATTAGAATCTTTAAAGAACAGTCTGGAGAACTCCAAACTTAACATAGATCAGTTTAAGTTGAAATTAGAACAATTAAAAAATATTAAGTTTGATTTGGTTCATAATCAAAAAATTAAACAGACAAATGATGAAATTAACAAGGCAAAACAACTTCGTGATAATTGTTCTAAAATTATACAAGAAAAAAACATTGAATTAAAAAATTTATTAGATAATAAAGATAAAATAAAAGAAAACGAATTATTGCAAAACAGAATTAAATCCTTAGAAGAGAGCATAAAGGGATATAAATTAATAGTTTTCAATTCGGATAAAAATATTACAGAATACGTATCTAAAATAACCATTCAGGAAAAAAATATAGAGAATTATACGGAAAAACTTAATCAAATAAAAGAATCAATTAATACTTATAATAAATACAGCATATATCTTCAGGCTGTAAGTAGAGATGGTATACCAGCACAAATTTTAAGAAAAAAACTCCCCATAATTAATTATAAGATCAATAGTATATTGCAAAATATTGTTAATTTTAAAATAGAATTATTAATAAAAAGTAATGGAGATATAATTGACTATTACTACTTTAATGATGATAAGTCAGATGCCCTTCCGTTATCTTTAGGTTCAGGTTCTCAAAAGTTTATAGGCAGCGTAGCAATACGAGATGCCTTGCATTATATAAGTTGTCTTGTAAAACCTTCTTTTTGTATTATTGATGAAGGGTTTGGAACTTTAGATGATGAAAAAAGCAATGATATTATAAATGTTTTTAATTATCTAAAAACAAAATATAGAAATGTTATTATTATTACCCATAAATCTGTTATAAAAGATGGAGTCGATTGGATAATAAATGTTAAAAAGAATTCCGATGGATTATCTCAGGATCTACTGCAGTTAAACCCAGAAGCCGGGATTTCTCAAATTAGTTTTTCATAAAAACAGTTATTAATGGAGAACTTATATAAAAAAACAAATAACAAAAATTTAATTATCATAAACAAAAAATCTAATTTACTAAAATTACTTATTTTTGAATGTAAAAATAAATTTGAATGGAATTTAATTAGTTCAAAACAAAAACTCTCTGAGCAATTTATTGAGAAGTTTCAAGATAAAGTTGATTGGATTCGGATTAGTCAATACCAAAAACTATCTGAAAAATTTATTGAGAAGTTTCAAGTTAAAGTTTATTGGTATCAGATTTGTCAATATCAAAAACTCTCCGAAGAATTTATCGAGAAGTTTCAAGATAAAGTGAATTGGGCATTGATTAGTAAATACCAAAAGTTATCTGAAAGTTT